CAGCCATTAGCCCCCTCCCACTGATACGGGTTGAGGTGTGCCATAACCTCACAGTTGGGGTTTGCGATGTAGGGCAGGGTTAGAATCCACGATCTGAGAGGCATCAACCGTACTTCCTCTGTAGCTCCGCCAATGTCATTGGGTTTCCCCGCATATCAAGCATTTGAGGAAGGGTAACCTTTCCGGCTTTCCAGAGTTTCCACTTACCGAAACCCAATGCATCTTTTTGGAATTCCTCTGACTTGGTTTTAAGCCACGAGTCATAATCCATATCCCCCGGAACCTGACCATCCATAGAAGCTTGGGTTCCAACTTCCTCAACAGATTTTCTCTTTTTGCTGGGGATTTTATTCAATGGCTTGAGAACTGCCACGTTTACTGAGCGACACTGGAAATGCAAAGGAGCACCGCCATTCCAGGGAATCAAATGCCCGACAGGCTCTTTGGTTTTTAGATTCCACTGAAGCCCACTCCTGGCTTTGCAGATGATTGTGGTTCGTCCGTCCAGAGTTGATATTTGTTGCAAATTCTCGATAATATCGTCGTTATTCTCGAACGTCTCATTTCGGGCTGAATTGCTAATAGCCTGAACCGATGTGCGAATAAGGGCTATGGCATTGCGTCGGCTTATATCCATCACGCCATCGGTAAAGCCGTTGGCTTCGGTTCCCCTCACCCTCCTGGCAATCTCTGCCGCACCCTCCCCCGATGCATAGCCCTTCTGAACTTCGTTGGTGAAGTTTCTCAGGGTCGTTGCTGCTTGATCCTTCCACCACTGCTTTGAGGGCGCACCCTGAATCATGGTGCCATCAACCATGGCTCTCAGCCTCTCAGGAGCAAGGGCTGTGGTTGCTATCTCAACCCCAACGGCTGTGTTGATCCCCACCCGTGCGTTCTTCGATGACAGGGAGGCAACTTCCCTCAGATCGGAATGAACGGCATTCCTGGCTTTGGAATAGTGCGTGGCAATGGTTTCCTGAGTCTGCTGTAAGAGCTTCCTTTTTCGTGCCAATTTGGCATCTGCCCTGGATACCGCATTAAGATCAAGCCGTGTCAGAAGAGCAATTAGCTCAGCCTCCAACATCATCAGCATGGAAAGGATTCTGTCTGCGATATCAGCCGAAAACCGCTCAAGGTCCACGCTGAATCCCCGAACCTCATCGGCGGCAATGTCTGCGGCATTTGTCATTTTTTGACCATAACAATTTTTTCAATGAGGGTCCATTTGGCTGTTGACCACACCATGAAAGGGCTCTATATTATTATTCATAGACAACGAGCCAACGGAGAGACATCATGACGAAGACCCAGGAAGCCAAGAAGTTTGCCAAAGCCCACGGGCTGAAGATAAACATCTCTGGCGGCATTCCGATGTTGAGCCGTGAAGTCTCGCCCAACAAGTTTTGGATTGAGGTTTTCGACAACTGGAATGAGGCTCACGCCTTTCTTCATGCGGCAAAGCTCAACCGGGAGAGCACGGGGGCAAGGCTCCCCTGGATGTAACAAGCGGGGGCTTCGGCCCCCAAACTCTTTTCAAGGAAACGTCATGAACTATTATGAAGCCGGTAACGGAATCCTTCTCGGGTTCCCGACTCCTATCCTTCGCCGCATGATCCCGAACAGTGATGAGCTTAACCGGGATTTAGCCAAATACCTTTTGCTGGAGCGGGATGAAAACCCGGATGCGTCCACATCGGCTGTGAAGGGTTGGCAATCCAGCCGAAACCTCACCACTAGAAACGAGCCCCATCTGAATCGGCTTTTCCGATCCATCGGGCTTGGCTTGCTGGATATGTGCTCTGCATCCTTCGGCTTTGAGGTAACTGAGAACGATGCCGGAGTTTCCGCTGAGGCGTGGGGCAACATCCAGGGTGATCGGGATTTCACGGCTATCCACAATCATATTGAGGGGGCTCACTTTTCAGGGGTCTATTATGTCCAAGTCGGATCAGGGGAGGATAACGGAGTCCTTGAGCTTATCGACCCCCGAACGGTTCAACCCCTCACGGGTCCCGGCAAGTTCCGCCGCCCCAATCGGGAGATAACCATCAGGCCCACCAACGGGATTCTCGTGATATGGCCGTCATGGATGAAGCACGTTGTGTACCCCATCAATGATGCGAGGGAGAGAATATCCATATCGTTCAATGCCAAAATCATTTTGAGGGATGGCTGATATTTTTTTTGAATGATCGAAAATAAACCATTGACGACACAACAAAAGGGCTCTATATTTGCAATCACAGACAGAGAGACGCCAACCGGAGAGCTTGAAATGGTCGCACAATGGGTTAAGGATCGCGCAAGGGAACGCAAAGGCACTCCTGGCATGAAACGCCAAATGGCTGAACTTCGCGCGGACAAGGCTGCCAAGAAAGTGCGACAACAGCGGATTGACCGCAGAAACGAATATGAACACCTTTCAAAGCGCATTGCTCAAACTGACTTCTTGGAATGGATGGGGACAGGCGATTTCTGGTCTGTAAGCGATCAATTCGACTCTTGGCTGGATCTCCGCATAGCTGAACTTCGCACCGGCTATGATTGGTCAAAGGATATCTGATGGATAGGGAGCTAAAAGCAGCCATTGAAGCGGCGCTGCTGGTTGAGAGGAAGCGCGGGATGGATGATGCCATTAACGCCGCCATCAACGCTTACAACAGGGAAAACTTCGCTGACATGGGGGAAATGCCCACTTGGGAAATACGGGATATCCTGCTTAACGGTATCCGCGCCGCACGTAACAAGCTCAAGTGATTAGGGCTCCCTTCCCCTGGCACAGCCACGGCACCCCGTTGTGAGCCTGCTATGCTCTTTCCAGAGAGCTTCCGTGAGTGCGGCCCCACAGGTACGCCCCTTGTCAAAGAAGGGGTTCCTGAGCCCTGGCTTGACCCCCTGGGGCCACCCCATGACAACCTCCCCCCTCTCCGATGCCATCAGGGTATAGCAACCGGGCTTGGCGGTATGGGGCTTCATCCCACCTTGGGCCTCTGGCATATGAATGTCGTTGTGGCTCATCTGGATTTCTTTCGTTGATCGAAAATAAGTGATTGACTCACGGGGCATAGGGCTCTATATTCTTAATCACAGACAACGGGACAAACGGAGAGCAAAATGAACTTCCCCACGATGAGCCCCGCCGCAATCAAAGAGCTTGGCAACATCATTGTTAAAACTGCCATGGAACAGGTTGCCAAGGAAGCCAACGTTACCCATGAACAGCTTTTGGTGCTAATGACGGAAGATAAGTCCGTTGCCAAGCGGGTTCGTGACTACATCGTATCGGGTTACAACTTCGCAAAAAGCAAGGTGTAAGGCAAGCGGGGAGGGTTTAGGCTCTCCCCAAAACTTTACCCAAATGACAAACAGAATCAGGTGTGTCCGAGAAGCCCCCCCTTTTTTTATGGACACTGAAAAGGAGAGGAAGCCGTGACCAATCTACTACCCTGCCCATTCTGCGGAGGTGAAGCCGAGATAGAGCGATATGGCGACCGCCGACAGTCCACGATATACGCCTGCACAAACTGTGGCTGTCGCTTGGAGACGGGCGAGGAATGGGATCATGGTCGCGACTGGAACCGACGCACCGTGGCACAACCTGTGCAGACGCATTAACAGCCCGCCAACCCGTCGTTTCCTCGCGAAGATCGAAAATAACTGTTTGACTCCCACCCCCAAATAAGCTTACTCTCTTCCTATGGACAGCGAAGCCAAAACCGGAGAAAATCAAATGACTTCCATCGTCTGCCTCGGAACAAACAGCGCATACGTTCAGCTTTTCCCAACGCTTCACGGGGAGGAAATCACGCTCGAAGCAGTGGCAACAGAGTGGTGCGCAATGACGGGGGAGATGAAGAAGGAAGAGATTGGGAAGAAGACGGTTTCGATTGAAGAGGCTCAGGACGCCGCTGCGGATCTTCAGGGTTTAGCCAAGGAATTTCTCGACAGTACTAAAGGCGGGCGGGGATGGTTCAGCCCCAATATTAGCTTCGAACAAGCTACCGCCCGATTTCTGGGGCAGACATAACCAAAGCGGGGAGTCTTCGGGCGCCCCCATCACACGAGAGGGACCATGAATTTTCTAATTGCATTACTGATAATTGCAATCATCGTTGCAGCTTTTGTGCTGGCATACATAAACTCTAGGGGGCCAACAACATGAACCCGAACACAGCCGATTCATTAGCCGCTTTGATTAAGTCGATACGGGCGAAAGCATTTGAGGATGTTATTGACCTCATCAAATCGGACGCTGTGCTTAAGGATGAGAATGGATGGATAATGATTTATGAAAGCGAACTGTCAGACCTTATTATAAAGATTGATTCCGACAAGCCGAAGAAACAAAGAGTATCCCTGAAGGACGAGGGAGAAGTTGACACTGAAATCAGCTTTGACGAAATCAGAGACCCACCCCATGATACCTAACCCCAACAAAACCGGGATCGTTCTCTCATTCCACATGGGAGAGAGAAAACCGAATATCCCGATAGACAAGCCGGGATCACCGTTCATGGCATGGGGATTGTGTCTCCTTGCGGCTCTATCGGCTATCTCAACTTATATGGCGATAAGGACAATGTGATGATTATAAAGGCTCTTGGACTTGGCGCACTGATACTCTTGGTGCTTGGCTCAATGGGATTACTTATGAGCTTCGGATGATGGCACACGACAAGAGATATAGCAGGCTAAAATCAGGCAGCATTCTGAAACGACGCCGTGCCAAATTCCAACTTGAGCCGAGATATGAACAGATTCTTGAAGTACGCGAGGAATTGGAATCCATAAAGAATACGAATGATGCCATATCATCCATGGAAAAGTTCATGCCATTTGGAATGGCTGTTATTTCTCTGGTATTAGTTATTGGTCTTTTGTACTTGATATCCCTCGATTTACCAACAGGAATCCCATGGAAGAATTCTCCAAACTGATTTTGTGTCTGGTCTTCATGGCCTTCCTTGTAGCGTACACAATTGTTGGCACTCTCTGGCTGATCTTCTTTTAACCAACATCCTTGGGGGCATCGTCAACACGACGCTCTTCCAATTCATCATCCTCAAGCGTGCGGGGTGGAGCCAAATGGATTTGAGCCTCATCCATCGCGGCTTTCAACGCCTCTCGCCCATCGCCCTCAATCGTATAGAATGCCGATTCATATCCACAGATACACTCAATCCACAGACTAGATGTATTGTCGCTGACTTTGGTGGTTAGCTGGTGTTCCATATCAGTCATCCTTTGGTAAATCGAAGGCTTCACCGAACTTGCGGATTCGGTTGCCGTTAGCATCGGTTATAAAGTCAGTAACGAAGGTTTCGCCTTCTGTCCATTCCAAGCGTTCACCAACCTTGGGGCCTTCATTGGGTGCCCACTGCTGGAGATAGACACAGGCCAGTTGCCCCACCGAGTCCTCAAACGTCACTCTGAAGACGTGAGCGAAACCACCACGAATGCCGATGGTGCGAGGGCTGTATTCCCGGATGATTCCGCCTTCCATTAGGTTCTCTGCTTAGGCTTCGCCACAGGAACCGATTTGGCGCTTGTGGAGCGTGTTGCGGCTCCTGATGCTGCCTTATCCCCCGACCTCCCCCCTTCCTCATCCCTGGTGTCCTCTGCGGGCTTCTGTGATCCACTCTCAGCCATGCCATCATCGGGCTCTTCAGGGAGAGGCATGTTCCGCGCTGTGATGAGCGGTCCCATGGTGTCCAACTCATCCTGAGCTTCTTCCGTGGTCATATCGGGGGGAAGCAACTCACCCTCCTTCAACAGCCACAGCCATGCGGACATGGGGTAAAGACCACTCTGGACTCCCGACATGGCCTTTTCCAGCATGGTCGGATCAACCGGCTTATCGTAGAAATCGGTATTTAATCTAAATGTGCATTTCTTCTTGGGCTGGCGAACCCATTCTGCCATTTTAGTCAAACACCACTCAAACCCAAGGCTTACCGAGTTTGCCGCACCTGCCAAGGTCCCATTCTCGGATGACTGGCGAATTTCGTGAGTCTCGGCTGCCTCAACCGCCCTCTTCTGACTATCCATGAGACGAGCACCAAGGAAAGCCATGTGGCGTTCCTTCTCAGCCTGCCCATTCTCCAGATACCCAAGCCCCTCCCCATTGAACTGAAGCAATCCAACCTTCGCCTCTGGCGGGGGGATAAACCATATGTGATCGGGTCCGTAATCCCACGTTTCGCCATCGCCCTCGGGATCATCGGGGTTCCCCGGCCTTGCGTATCCGGTTATCCACGTGGTTCCGTGAGCCGTGAAGAACCGGCCATGCTCAAGGGCAACCGACCCCCTGAAGTGGGCTAAGTTTTCGTTGGCAAGATCCAGAAAGGGAGGCTTTGAGATGTTTTCTCTTAAATGATGAGGCGAAAGAAAGATAAATGGAATGTAGTCTATTTCCTTGCCCTTGTCGGGCTTGCTCTCAACAACCCGCTCAACCCATCGAGCGGACTCAATGGTTCCGGGGGTGGTGTTGGTTGCCCGCCTGCGCCCTTTGGCTTCCTCGGGTCCAGCCTTGACGAAAAGCCTTTGGATGTACTTACCGTTTTCGTCCAGTTCCAACACTCGATACTGAGGCTCAGTCTCCGAGCCAAAGCCATCCAGAGCAGGAACCTGAAGCTCTTCGTACAAAATAACTTGGTCAAGCTTGGGCCTGCCCCCGACATTGCGGGTTCGCCATGAGCGAATAGAAAAGGCGTCATATCCGGCGATGAAGGGTAGCAGGTCTTCGCCTTCCTCGGGCCAATCGATGAACAGGCCAAATCTGCCTATCGTCAAAACCTGCTCCACAACATGCTTAGCAAATGTAAAAATCGGGTCACCTGCGCCGTTAATGTTGTCCATCCTCGGCATGAGACGTTCGGGAACCTCAAAGTCAGGCTCTTTCCTGAAGATAGCGCCAACCAGAGCCGAGGCTGTTCTATCGGTAGCATTTGAAAAAACACCCCTGTCAATATAGGCTTGCATCCGCGCCCGACCGTTGCGTTTATCTGCCCTGAAGGATTCCAGCATGGGCACATAACCACCCACCTTTACGGAATCCTCCCCATCCAAGCAATCAACAATCTTTTGCCACTTCGGTTTATAGCGGATATAATCGGGATGTTCGGTATCAACTGGCACAATTCATTCCTTCTGTATCTAAATTCTGATTATTTATTTCTACACACCCATCGTAGGATTGAGTGATACTTGATTGTTACTACCACTGTTGGATACGGGGAATGCGTGATTTGATGCCACCCTATTGGCAACAACAGCAGAATTCGAAGCACTGGAGGTTAGCACGATACCGGGAGCAGACACGCCACCTCCAGATCCCCGGATTGTGTTACCAATGATTCCGACTCCCGAAGCATTCGTTATGACGATGCCGCCCGCGCTTCCGCTGTTCGTGATTTGGTTATTCGAGATATCGATCACCGCAGGAACGGCTGAAGTGAACTCAACAGCAACGCAACTGGTGCCCCCGGAACCATTCTCCATACGAGAGTTCCGAATGTTTGCATTGGCGCGAAAGCCGCTTAGAACAACACACCGGCCAACACCATTAAACCAGCAATTGTTCACATCGAGAGTTTTTAGGCTAAGGTCTGAGTGATTGGCTGTGGTATCGCGCTGAACAAGTATTCCAGCTTCAGCGGCTTCTTCTAAATTCACCGTATCGAAGTTAATCCACATACCATCCGTGATACGGACAAGAACCTGCGGCCTCGCTGCGGTATTTGCGTTTAAATACTGAATTCGACAATCCCGGAATGTCAGGGTGTCGGCCTTCATGCCACCAACGCCCCGACCAATCAAAATGATTTGATCAAGGTTGGGCTGTCCAGTCCAAAATGTGGAGTCAAGGAACGAGTACCCAGCACAACCACCGACAATAAGCGCGGATTTGCTGCCACTGATAACACAGCTTTGAAAGATCCCATCATAGCCCGCCTTGGTCACGGCATTGACATTATCGTTTACCTGAACGCCAACGGCAAATCCTGCAATGTGACAATGAGTGACCATGACGTGCTGTACGGCAACGAGACTCAAGCCAACGCTGGTTGCCGTCTTTTCCTCGGGAGGATTGCGAAATATCCCAAGGTTCTCCATCCTGAATCCGTTAACTGTATCGCTGCCATTCTGGATGATGAACGCGCCGGTATTGGCTGGAGACGAACTGAAATCGAGGGTGGTTGCTGTTTCTATGCCGCCATCGGTCAAGCTGGTGCCGTATACCGGACCCTGCCCTTGGATGCCAACCCGACCACTAACTATGAGAGTACCATCACATCCATACCATCCATTGAGATGGACAGTTCCCCCGGATGTGTTCTGAAGAAAGTTTATGGCAGACTGAATAAGAGGCGAACAATTAACTCCAGTGCCAGTAGCCCCCCACCACTCCGGATAAGCTATTGTGGTTGGCGTGCCTGTCGTTGCCGCCGCCGCACTGACGAATGTTCCGCCGAGAGAAGTATTAAAAATCCGGTATCGTCCAGCCGACAAATTACCGGCAATCGTTACCGTCACGCCAGAAGCCGGAAGAAGCGTGGCCCCTGGCATAATGTGAATATGTCCGGTTAGAGTGATGTTGGATGAAATGCGATACACCCCAGGCGTGAATATACAGGCTCCCGTCGCCATAGCCGATGTAATGGCCGAAACGGCGTTGGTTGTCCCATCCGACGCATTGGCATTTGAGTCCGTGACAAAAGGTATTCCTCCCCACGTCTTATCCAAAGAATCAAGGGAGGCGTAAAAGCACGACCTTATATCTGAGGGATCGATGGCTTGGAAAATTCCACTTGGGAGGTTGGTTGAAACCGTGGTGCGGGCTGAAGTTGTGCTTACCATTGGGAACTCCTTGGGGTCAGTTGATCGATTTTGATTCTGCCACCAAGGACAAATCAGAGAGGTTGGCGTTCACCAAGAACTGCCTTCGGGATCGTTATCAATCATAATGTCTGCGGCATGTTTGAGTATCTGTGAAACCTGTCGTCGGTTATGCGGCGTTTCCCTCAATCCCTCCAGAAATACGGTTACCTTCCCATCTGCATAGTGCTCTATCTCAACACTGTATCGGGTAGGTCGAACCGGCTTCCTTCGGCTCTCAAGGGAAACAACATCCGACATGGACTCACCTGTTCGGGTTGATTGCCGCTGTATACAACTCTTTCATAAATTTCGCATAGCATTTATCTTTATTCAAGCCGGTAGTCACGACATTGAGCGATGATGCGATGTAAGTGTGATATGAGCCTGATTTCTCATAGGAAACCTCAATCTCTTTGCCTGCGGCTTTGATTTTCATGTTATTTCCTCGTATCCAGTTATCGGGGGCTCAAGCCCTTCAAAAGAAAATCCACGGTAGGGCGGACCTGATTCATCGAACAAAGGCTTTGGTTTGGGAAGATCCGTTGACGGCGGTTTGTTGGCTCTCATCCTGGCTTCAGTTTCACCGACCCTCTTTTGCCAATCGAGATTATCCATTGCTTTGCGAATTGCTTTGACATCGTTTGCAATCATACTCTGGCCCTGCCTTTCCTCATGCGACCATCGGCAACAGGAAATTCCTTAGCCACATAATAACCAAAAGCGTCACTAATATGCGTTAATTTTGGATCAATCTTCTTGTCAATCTCACCACTTCCACCCTTTAGCGCCCTAACGCCTTCAAGGTCTTCAACGAGATGAGGGCACGCGAACGGGTCAACCATCGCCCTTACAGCGCCATCGGCAGATTTGAATCGGGTATTCACGGCATTAACCCGACTTCTCTCCTGGGGATTATGAGAGGGAACGTTGAACTCCAGCCTTCCGCCGAATACTGGCCTAAGCTCTTTGGCAACAAGCTCCCAATCGGACCCAGACACCTTTGCAGAGCCCTGTGCGCCGCCCGTGGCATCGCCGTACATCAGGATGCGTCCAGCGTGATTCGACCAATCGGCAGCTATCTTCCGACACACAGCCGGAGTGTTACTGTTACGATCAATAAAGACTTCTCCTATCGCACCCGTTCCATACATCCCATTTGGCAACATCATTTCTTGACAGATTACGGCAACACCGGGAGCAACGTTAAAATCCAGACCCACGATAAGTGGCTGTTTGGGATCGTATAGAGAGCGAAGCTTGGCTGTATGAGTGGCTGAGTCGAATGTGTAATAAACTTGCCCCTCAAATACAACGAAATTAGCACAATATTCTTGTAAATACGTTTGAGGGTCAAGATCGCGCTTAGCTGATTCAATTTCTTTTGCGGGAAGAATATCTTCACTCTTCCAATGGAAAACACCCCATTCAGCATCATCGCCATATTCAGAAACGAGAGCTTCTGCCCTCTTTACCATCTTAAAATAGAAATTCCGGCCTTCCGGCACGCCTATAAGGTCACACCACCCATTTCTATCAGACAATACGGGGCGAATGTTTTCAGGCCATGCCTCTTCTTTAACATTCGCTATTTCATCGATAACCCCGCCATCCCACGGACTGCCCTCCATACGTGCGCTCTTATCCAATCCTACAACCACTATCTCAGACCCATGAACGGTCTTGATCGTAAGGCTGGACTCCCATACTCCTGCAATCAAATCATTTGGAATCATTGCCTTCAGGTCCGCCCAGAAAATAGACTTCGCCTGATCCCGAGTCGGGGCACATGCAAAATACCGGCTTGGATGAAAGTCGGAGCCCATCAATGCTTTCTTAACTAGCTTTCTTTTGGATAGCTCTGTTTTTCCTGAACGTCTTCCACAAGGTAGTAGATTAAATCTATGTGGACTATTCCAGTATGCCCTTTGTATTTGGTGATACCTCAACGGATACCACCTCGGAGTCAGAAGTGAAGAGGCTTCGTGCTGCAATTAATTTTCTTTCTGTCAGTCATGGATTCGGTTCCATCATAGCGAAGTTGTCAACTACCGCCGATCTTGACCCCTGTAACGTTTGGAGAACCATTTATGATGCGCTCTCCATGTTTAAGATATAGGGTTGAACATTTCGCCTAAGAAAATCAACTAGTAATTCTTTTCCGTAATCTTTATCTTCGTCTGCATACGAACCATCACTATAGGATTCAATCGCCTTCCTGATGTGTTCTGCTGTGCTCCCCATAAGAATGCTTATCACGATAAAATCGTGAATATCCAAATGAGGGTCTTTGAAACATTCCATCGCTTCAGTCTCAATCTCCTTGGCTACATCCCATATTTCGTAGAACTGGGATTCCTTAACATCACCGAGGACCATCGCCCCTTTTCCGCGATTGCAATCGAGGCAAGATGTGATGAGGTTCGATATGCAGTTGCATCCTCCCCCAGCTATCGGCTTGACGTGATCGATTTCCAGAATGACTTCGGGGGGTTTCCTGCCACAGTAATGACAGCGAAACCCATCACGTTTCAGAATTTCGAAACGTTGGCGCTTTGAAATAGGCTTTCTAAAGGGCATCTTCCGTCTCTCCGAGACTATAACGGGGGCGGAAGGGGTTTGCACGACCCTTCCACCCCCGTTATTCTACCACGCCTGAGTCAAAGTTCAAAGTATCAGACGAACCAATCAACCAAATCAATCCCGCTCAATGCCCGATTCATCCATATAATCATTCCACTTCCAATCCCATCTCCTGGACTCACCGTCTTTATGTCTTGCCGGAAATGCCCAAGGAGCCCTATGAGCTAACTTATACTGTTCCAATTCCTCTGGCGTGCGTTGTTTCTTGATCCTCACGAAACGATCTGAAGTCTTCTCGCAACGCCTGAAGCCTTTGAACCTGTATCCATCCGTCCCTGGGGTGGATCGAATGATAACCTCGATACCGCCTGACTTGAGCCGCTTTTTCATGTGGTGAATCTGAACGGCAACCACCTTTCGTCCCCAGAATGGGCCACAATCATCTCTGTGGGCATACATAATTCTGGCTATTTCAGTGCCCGACACAGGGTAGCCCCTGGCACCCATGATAATGGATAAAATCTCTCCCATGCCATCTGTAAGCTCTATATGTGTTCCGTCTTCATGGGCAAGAACGTATTTCCGACCTATAAAAAGCTTATACCCTTCCGGGGGCCTACCCCCCTTCAATCTTCAATCACCCAGCAAAACTTTCCCTAGCCTTTCCCACAGAGAAGCCTTCCGGCTCTCTTGTTCCAACTCTCTGGCAAGCTTTATCTCCAACTCCACCGATGCAAGATACCACCTCCTGTCCCTCTCAGAAAGCTGACTCATCGGAATGAATTGGCCGTTCCACATCACAATAAAATCAATTTTAGATGCATCAATTATCCCTGACGTGATCATTCTCTTAGTTCCTATATCTTCTCCTAAGAACGCCATTGTAAATAACACCAGATGAAGTCACGTAGCCCTGGAGCATATCACCCTGACTCACCCAAGCAGGGCCGCCATGCCAGAACTCTACCTTTGTCCTCTTGGGATTAATCCAAACCACATCAACGATTCCAATGCCTTGCTTGGCCCAAATCCCAGCCACATGAGCATTCAACCCTTCGTCTAAATCTGCACTAATGCTTTTTTCTCCTTGATGAACTTCTTGCCGAATTCAATAGCTTCATCTTCGGTGCAGGGATGGGGAAGATCAAGGTAAATGGTGATTACCCCACGCTTTGCTATTTCCTCATGATCTTCAACATAGGCAATCCTTGGTTCACCGTTGTCTCTGTCATCCTTGGATATGTAACTCACCGATGCTGTTGTGGGATAATATGCCCCGTTATGAGCTTCGGTATTGATAACACCCACAGAAGCTCCCTCAGAAAGGCAACGCGAAATCATCTCCTTGGCAACTTTGTTTACTTTATCGGAATGGGCAAGCTCCCCGCCACAAGCCGCATACCCTGCAAGATCAACAAAGTTATCAGCGTTGGTCGGGTTACCCTTGGCTCTCGCCACCTTCAAAAGCCCAAGCATGATTGCTACCTGCCATGGCTCAATGTCCTTATCAATAAACACGCCCCACAGCTTGGCAATGGTCCCAAAGCTGTTCTCAGGTTTTCCGTGGGTAGCGTTGCGGTCCCTGAGAACGGCATTGGCGGCATCGTTTAGAATCTGCTTACGGTTCAAAATGCTATGACCCCATCAGGGTTTGTCCTGCCAATCCGCTCTATCGGGATGCATTCTCCCATCATGTGAACAATCTCTGAAGTCCTATTGTAGTCAGCATATGTCACCACATCATCGCCCCAAATGACCTTTACCAGCCTCTTGGCAGGGCAACTCACAACCTCTTTGATGAGATTCGGTTGATCCAAACCGTTTTGCCATTCAAGAGAAGGGCTGCTCATATCAAGCCCAACCCCCTTGGTGAAATCATCCAGCAAACCATAAACGCTGGATATCTCACCAGATGTTCCAACAAGCAGTGATGGGCGATGGTTGGTGATAAAATCCACGAAGTCTAGCAGTGCCCCGGCAACGATTGCATGGTTGCTCATTGTTTCCCCCTATTGTTTTAATCTTATCTTTATCCCGTATTCTACCACAAATCCTTTAGCTTTTCGTTCGTTGAAAGGAACCCCCACCCTCTTGAGCACCGCTATAAGACCCATGGCATAGGGAGCCCACCACGCAAGGCGAGTTGATACTTCAAGAGAGTCGGGAGGCATCAAGCGAAGCTCTCAGGAGCATCCGGGGGCAAGTCCAAATCCGGCTCATCATCTTCATCATCGTCGTCAGGCTTGGCTGGCTTTTCAGGCTTGGCTGGCTTGTTGTCCTTCTCAGGCTTATGGGGGTGTGGGGGCTTTCCAGGCTTGACAGGCTCACCCCCGAAGTCTTCCGGAACAATCCCATGAGCAATAGCGTCCTGCCTTGCCATGACCCACTCCCCAGAAACCCCATCGCCAAGCTCAACAGCAACCGAGATGTAATCATGCATATCAAAGCGGCGGAAGTGCTCATGAACAACACCAGCCCCCGCAGGAACGACAATGTCAGTAAGGGTGGTTGTGGTTTCCGTGGTGACTCTCTTGCGTGGCATCATTGCCCCCCATCTTGCTTGTGTGCGGCAACATCCAGCATGACGGAAATTGCCTCTTCATGCCTCTGAACATAAACGTCTTTGGGCTCTGGAATGCCCATTAAAGTTTTAACGCAACGAGCTAAAAATTTATCCTTGGGTTCTTCAGGAAAGGGACCACCATCAAGAACCTTCTCAAACGTCAATACGTCTTCCCACTCAATTTTGGATGGATCAACAATATATCGACCATCTTCTAATTGCTCAGCAAGTTTACTCACTGTTCCGCTCCCTTTGGCCTATAACTCTGGCCTACCTTTCTAACCTGCTTTCTATCCCTGTCATAGTAGATCGATCCGGCTTGCCACCAAATAGACTCCCCCACCTTTGGTCCTGATCCTGGGGGATACCATTCAGCATGAACGCAAACCTCATCATGGGTCTGCTTATCAACACACCACAGACGATTAACTCTCTTGTGCGGCTTGGTTCTGGCTATAAGCTCCATAACCTCGATTACCACACCCCCCGTCATTATTCCTCCGGGCTTGGCTCATCAGTAACGGCGTTATCAATAGCATCCAGGGCTTGCTTGATACGCCTTGCCTGATCTTGGGCGATGGGTCCGGCATCTTCGGGCTTATCGGACATGCCAAGATGATTCTTAGCCCAGAACATGGTGAAGGCTGGATTCTGCCCACTTGACGCTTGGACGAAAAGAGTACGGCGAACGCTTGCCTTCCCCGTTAAACGAGCATCAGCCATCATCTGAGCAAAGAACGGATCTGATTGCTTGCGCCTTGTTAGGGTATCCTGGGAAACACCACAACAGGCCGCAATCTCGGCATCAGTGGCATGAATCGCGCAAAGCTGCCTGATTAGCTCAAGATTAAGTTCTTTCGGGGGCCTTCCGCCGTAGGATACTTCAACGATGGGCGGAACATAACCCGCAACCTCTTCGGTGCTACTCTGCTCTTCCCTAATCCTATTAGCTGTAACTTTTTGAGCATACTCGCTTTTTATGCTTTTCTTCCGCATAACCATTAAGCTCCATATTCCTCAATGGGAACGAGCTTATACCCATGGGCGTGAGCCAAGAGCCTTAGCTGATCATAGGGAACACTTGCGTTGATTTCCCACAAGCTCATCCCCGCCGATACAATGGTCAAAGTAGCTTGAGGAATTGAATCTACATCAACATGGAAATCAATTGATCGGATACAGGGAATTACGGTCCCGTCACTTGTGGTCACCTTGTATGAGTTTGGGCTATGTCCCCCAATGATGGATACGGACATTGATTTATGAGTCATTCGATTGGCCCCGCCAATTTTCAAAAAGGTTTGGCCCCACCGGAAACCCAACCATGCTCACCATGAGCGATGGATATTATAAGGGATAAATGCCGTCAATGTCGAGGGATTGACTCCAAATGGTTTGAAAGGTAGCTTTGTTGTTCAAGATTGGCTCTCATTTCTCATGAAAGGCCGGTTTTGAAAGTCCCACGGGGGATGTGCCTCTACTGGCGTGGAAGCCTCCCCCGTGCCCCTCACTTGCTGGTAAGTGCGTTGTACGTGAACAGGAATTGCATGGCTGCGGCTCTGTGAGTTAGCTTCTCATAGGCTTCTCCTGATTCCTGTTCGGTCAGATATCCATGGGTAAAGTTAAACCCACCGTCATTGTCTCGCCGGTAAACCTCAAAAGGTTTTTCGGAATCCCGGTTGATCTGGGTTCCCCATTTCATAAGCTCACTCATGTAAGCCTCTGCACATAGGTCCAGCCATTCATCGGTCATGGGAATGGAGTTCAGCATCGCATCCAATTCGGCTTGCTCATGCATTATCCACCCTCCCATTCCGGTAAAGCTTCAAGACCCCATTGTGAACGTGGGCCAAGCCTTGTTCAACGGCTTCGCATGAGGTGATGTGCAGTTGATCAAGGAACTTGGCAACCGAATCCGGAACATGGTACGGCTCCGGATCACCTGGATTGGCTGTGATGATAACCGGAATCATGACATCGATCCCGTTCTTAATGTCGATGCGCCGTTGCCAGTATTGACCAAACCCATCCACATAGAATCCCCTCGGGGTGATAGAGGGAACAACATCCTCCAACTTACGGGTTGGCATCGTCATCCGAGATGCATCATCTGAAACCGTGTAGTCTTTCTGAGCAGGATCACATGCATTCAACAAAGCATCGGCTTCTTCTTGCCAATTGCCTTCAATCCGATTGGGCTTCCCGTCCAACCTCCCCTCAAGGAGTGCCGCCATCATCCACGCAATCACCTCGGGAGATGCTGCAAGGGTTGAGGCAAAGTGAGGGGCAAACTTCTCAGCCTCAGCAATTGAGTTTTGCGGGTTTCGCCCCATCATTGAGAAGATGATTTGACAGATAGACTTAAGAAAACCTACGGCCTTAACTTGATCAGAATTGGCGTGCACAATGTTGATAATCATGTCTTTGGAATTCACATAGTCGCCACTCACCCCCCTTGGTGAACTCACCGGGAAAGACTCTATGCGATATGTGTAAGGCCCTATCTGAACGCTCTCCGGTAGATTCTCCATTGGTCCCTCTATTCGGTTATTGATGGAACATTGCTTACGTGCGGTGCCCTGATATCAATTCCGGCTTCACGGCAGACATTGAGAACGGTCTGATGGGATATGTTCAGGGCTGAACCAACCTCTCTGGCTGATTTGCCTTCCTGATAGAGCCTGACAATATCTGCCTTCTGCTCTGTGGCAACCGGCTTACTCATGCCGCCACCTGATTGGGCTTACGGGTCAGGCGCTTCAGATACTCCGCATCGGGAAGCTGAATCTCTGTAGGCTTGGTTGGGGGAAGACCGTTTATAAGATTGGTCCTGACGACGAAAGCAGACCCACCACACACCTCACCCTTCCGTGGCGCTGCCGTGGAATGGAAGACAGCGGCCTGAAAGTGCGGATAATCCTTATATGTCTCTCTCAGTGAGTCCGCCCACGCCTCGGCAGCAATGCGGGATAGCGCGTCTTTAGTCAATTCCCCCAATGCCTTAGTCAATTGTTACTCCTTTATGTAAAAAATGAGGCCGTTGTGAGAGTCTATCACACAACGGCCTAGTTTGCCAAACGCTCAGTGACTTGGCACCCACC